AACCTCGGTAAGCAAGTTATGAAACTGAACAATAAAACGTTTCCAAACAATCTCAGGATCTATGAGCTGTGTTTCGTGCTTGATCTGGCTAAAAAATAACTTCATCATCTCCAGCTCGATAGAGCCATCGGTGTTGAACTCTTTACGTTTAGCATCAAGGGCATACCTAAAACGGCTACGGGTCACTTGCCAAGGCTTAATGTGCCACAGGCTGTGCATCTGCTCGGCAAACTCAAATGCGGAATCTGTAGAAGACCAACTAACCGCGTTAGATTGACTGCGCTTAATCATCCTCTGCTGACGTCTAGCCTCATGTGCTCCTACTTTTTCAGTATGCTGCTTTTCGCGAAACTTACGTTGCGCCTCTAAGCGCTCATCCTCATCGTAGTAATACTCACTCATGTGTGCCTCCCGCGAACCCTGTTCGCTATTCGGTTTACTTATATATGAATAAGCTATATTGGGTATATAGCTATTCTGCTCAGATTGCTGTACGTATGCCCTGCTGTATGCCCTGACTGTATGCCCTAGCAATTCATCACCTAATTCGGTTATGTTGATGCTTTTGATTGGGCTGCCATTTGCGAGCTTTATGTTAATTGTCTCAATTGCCCCGATATTACGTAGGTAAGTTATGGCAGCTTGAACCTTATCTCTACCAATTCCAAGGGCCTTAGAAAGTGGCTCAGCGCCTCTATCACGGGTTCGTCTAGCCATTTCCTGTAACACCTCTAGGGGTAAGCCTGTAATCACGCCTCAGGGCCCTTTAAGGGTTTATTTGGGGTATCCGCCATAGCTTCTACTAAGGCTTGAGCAAAGATTTGGGCTATGGCTTGAATCCCGTAATAGAGATTCTCCATAATCTCCTCTTCGGCCTCATCAACCTCTTCCTCTTCAAAGAGGTCTTCTTCTTCTTCATCCTCTTCCTCATCATCAACCTGCTCAGATTCTACCTTAATAGTTTCTTGCTCAGGGATTACTGGCGCTTCCATACGGGTAACGTCTGCCGATGACATGCTTTTTAATCCGTCTGTTAAGTCAAAGCACGGAATGCCATCAAGATCGGCCAGTAGGTTTACGCTGTTAGGGTCTTCATCATCCCACAATAGAAACGCAAAAGCTTTTTCTTTTTTAAAGTCATTTGCGGCATCTTTAGCTAAGCCCTCAACCATAGTTGATGTCGGTAGGCCTTCAAACTTACCTGATTTGGTATAAACAATTAGCTCTTTGTTTTTATCTTTAGCCAGTTGAGCAGCAAATACCTGCCCTTGACTTGGTTTTATTTCATAAGGTAAAACAACAACACCGTCTGCGCCATGTGCGTAAAAATGGTCTTCCATAAGCGCTTCTAGATTTGCACGGCTAGTTGAGCCGCTTCCTGCAACTATCACATAATATTTGTCCATGTGGCCTCCTTGGTAGGGAGGACGCACACTAGCACAGGTGTTACGTTTTTGGCTGAGATAGGTAAATTGCCACGGTAGAGCCTAGAGGCAATTTATCTTTAAACGTGCTGTTGCTAGTTCTATCTTGGATAGCAAACTTGTTTTTGTAGTAGTGGCTGCGAGAGCCATTTGCTGTGCCTTGCCATTCGTAATCTGGAATAGCTCCCCCATAACCGCTTGAGCCATCAAAGTACCAAGACACAATTGGGGTGTTTTCAAACATAGCCGAATCTAACCGAAGGGTTCTACCATTTGCCGCTTGCCAGTCAAGACTAACAACTGCATATGCGGCGGTTGTTGGCGCGACGGCGGTTATATACGGCCTATTCCAATCATTTCCAGAGGCTGTAATTGTAAAAGCACTACTAGTAGATGTACTAATTAAAACAGGAGTTGCCGCGGAGGTGTACCACTTAATGGAAACGGTAACAGACTCATTATTAGTATCTCTTTGAGCGTAGATGCTAAATGTGTATGAGGTGTCTGGATAATGAATTGGCATAAGGTGAGAGCTAGTTGAGGAGTCCCAAGACTTAACATTAACGGTACCAGACGCAGTAGCTGCAAGGTTTAAAGCATTACCAGCTAACCATACAACGCCGTCAACGTCTGCGGTGCGGGCAACGTTTGCTGGGCTGCCCGAAACTGAATATTCTATATAAGAATGGGTTGTTACTGTTCCGCCAGATGAAGCAGATTCTCCAACGGCGGTTACTGTTTGAACCCCATCAAATGAGGTGCCAACACCAGATACATATACTTTGTCGCCAACTTTAAAATCGTTTGTGTATAAAGTTTCTACTCTAGCCACGCTAGAAGTTAAAGTTTTATAAAGCGTTTGCCATGAAGTATTTTCTGGTTGTTTAGTGGCTTCATTAATTGTTACAGTAGCGGCTGACCCAGATATAACCCAAGGAGCTACTGTAGGTGAAGCGTAACTTCCACTACTTAGCCCAAAACGAGGATTTAAAAGTTCATTAATTCGTGTCGCTTTTAAAGTTAAATGGAGTTGCCGAGCCTCATCAAAATCAGTTGCTGTTGCGCTAGCTTCCCATTGCGCACAATCAAAGTATTGATACTCATTACTAGCTGACCCATCAAGAGCCGCAATAGAAATAGTAGGTACAGCATAATAAGCTGTAGCGGGCGCTTCTTTGTTAATTACTGTTGCACGAGCAGAAAACGCTCCTGTACCACTAGCGGTAGCCGATCCAGTAACTGAAGAAATAGAAGCACCAAATCGATCATACCAAGTAATACCTACAGTAACATTACGTGTAGTAGTTGAATTAACGGTATAGATGCTAAATGAGTAGAATGTGCCTGCAGTAACAGGGATGCCTTTAATGATAGAGGCACTTGCCCCACAAGCTAAAGTTACAGTCCCTTGTGTCACACTTGAATTTTTAACAGCCATAATTCCAAGTTGTTTATTTGGATATAAAACTGGAGTTGTTGGCTCATCCCAAGGGGCGGGTGACGGAGATACTTGTGGATAACTTTCAGTTGAAGCATTCCAAGCGTTCATAGAGGCAAGGTTTGAGCCAGTTAACGAAAAAGAAACTGTAGTTGCGGTGACTGCGGTAATTGCAACTGCAGTACTTTGGTTAAACAACGGTAAGGAGCTTCCAGAAACAAAAATATAATTTCCAACGTTGTATTGGTGGGTTCCTATGTCAAGGGTTGCCACGTTACTAGTCAAAGCAAATGTTTTAACGTCTTTAACTTTAAGGCAGTAGAGGTTTGCCGATCCGCTGCTTGCCCAATGGCCTACAGACTCTTCAAAAGATGAGTCGTTATAATCAAGCATTAAGTTTTTACTAACAGTTATTCCATTGATTGTTGGGTTAGGTACGTTAGCAACGGTAGGGACAGCCCACCCAGTAAACGCTTTTAAAAACTCTCTTAATCCGTCAACTGTGCCTTTTGACTTGTACAACTGACCAACATCACGGGCCAAAATACGAGCATGTTGATATCCTATTTCTGGCTCGTATTGAAGGCCAAACTGTTGTAGTAAGGATGGCAAAAGTAATCCATTTAATTTAGAGGTGTCGTGCCTGTTAATTAATAAATTAGTTAATGTGTGGTATTTATTTAACTCAAACCCAAAAATAGACAAGAAATTGTAAAGGGTCTGGTTACTAGACTCGCCAGCCACTTCATTTAAATTAGAAATTTTATAAATTTCTGGCAAAAAGTTGTACAGGTTGTCGGCATAGCCGTAGTCTTCAACAGAAAGGCCAATAGCATTTCCTACTCGAAGCCATTTATAGTTAACGCGTTCAAAAACAAATAAAGAATAGTAATAAAAAGCATTTTTAGCAAGGTTTTCGTCAGTAAAACCAATTGAGCCAGGGTCATTTTCTTTGTACGCCTCAAACGTATTATTATTTTTAATATCTAATTGTGTGCCATCTACCTCACTTACTGGAAATCCGTAAGAGTTTCGCACTAATTTTATCTTTGACCAGTTACCTGCAGGACTATTCCAATTAAGTGTAATTGATCCGTACGGTGATTTATCAGTTATTAGACTGCCAATAGCCCCTGAAGTAGCGGTAAAGTTATTTGCGGCATACGCAACAGCGGTCTCAGTACCATACGTAGAGAGGCCGTAATAATTTATACCGTACCGAGCCATTAGTTATCAATTCCACCATTGAACGTCAAAGATAAAGTTCCAAGCTTTGGGATCTCATTAGGTGCGCAAACTACTGAGGCGGTAACTAGTTTAGTAACGGCGCCTGAAGCGGCTACGCTACTAACTACTGCGGAGATTAGATCGTAGGTAAACGTTGTAGAAGTTACCGACTTAACAACAAACGTGCCATTAAACGTGCTGTCAACGCCAGTAACCTTTACGGTACTTCCTTGAGTTAAGGCGTGTGTAGCACTAGTAGTTAGCGTAGCCACGGTACCAGATGCTGCTTTATTAGATATTGTGTATGTTAAATCGGCATCGTTTCTTACAAGTTTTTCAACTTGTATAAAAGCCACTCCTTCAATAGACGTTGCAGCGCTTATAACGTCAGTTAACGTAATTGTGTCTCGGAAGCCTACGTTATCAAAAGCTAATAGTTCAGTTAAAACTGCAGTTACCGCAGTATCTAATAATGTTCTCCTGTATTGAGGAAGTACTGTAATTGTTGCGGTTATGTTAGTAGCTACGTAAGTTGGTGGCTGGAAAGTTATTGTTGTGTTTGCTGGTACCTTTCCAGTCAAAAATGAAGTAAGAGTAGTTTTAAAGTTATTAAACACGGTAGATGGGGTAACGCCGTCAACCTCTACTCCCAAGTCTCCTGCAGAAGGGGCGTAATAGATAGTTACGCTTGTGTATACATCAGCAACAGCATTTGCTTTAGCAACGCCCGCAGCTGTAGCTAAAGCTGAATAGTCAGCTAAAGAGACCGCTCTGTTTAAAGCTTTTAAACTTAATGGGGCGTTTACTCTAATTGAATCTGTTGTTTCTTCTTCTGAACCTCCGCTTGCTGCGGTTAAGTTGTTAACTCTTAAACCAGCATAGGTGCTGTTAAGAATAGAAGTAATTGCCCCAACAGCTACGTTTCCAGCAACGCCGCCGCCAACACGGTAAGTGGCATAGATTACCGCGCCTGGGTCTGGAACAATTCCGCTAATGTTATCGCCAAACAGAATAAAAGAAGACCCAGATGCGTTTGTATATACAGAAAATACAGGGTCATAATTATTGTAATCAATTAAATAAGGAACTTCGCTAAAGTTTTTACTACCGACTACCACAGACATTGATCCCTTAATCAACGGAGACGTTTGAATTTTCCAGACTTGATTAATAATTCCAGTAGAAGTTCCAACCTCTTCAGAGGTCACTGTATACCCTTGAGTAGCGGTTACGGTAATGCTGCCATCAACTGTTCCAACTTTTGCAGGCACAGTCACTTCGCTGTTAGTTTCAAAAATAATTTGAGTTAACGATCCATTTGAGGATGGGGTTGTAGCTACTTGAGTTTTTACAGGCACAGTTATGGTACTAGCAGATGAGTTGTAAAAAGTTAAAGTAACTGTAGCTGCGGTTGCTGCACTTGGGTTGTACCCTAAAAGACGAGAGATTTGAAGGACGCTATCACGCTGGCTAGCTGTTCCAATAAACGCTTCGTTTGCAGATCGGTCAATATAATAGTTAAGAATGTCGCCCATATACGAGAACAGCTCAATTAAAGCCATACCAAAGTCTGCAGGGTCTCTGTTAGTCCATGAAGGAACAAAAGAAGGGATAAGATCTATCAGATCTTCTTTAATAGACGTATAATCTTTAGAAGTGTAATCTATTTGCGGTACGTAGTTAACTTCAGTCATTTTTTACCTCCAACAGCACATCGCCAGCCCTACTTAGGATAGCAGTTTTTATCGTTACACTCTGCCCATTGTCAGTATCACGAAGTTTATAATTAACTTCTAACACTAATCTGGCCTCAATGGGATCTATGTATCCGCTTACAGATACTAAAATTAGCGGCTCAAGCCAGCGGCTAAACGTCAAAGAAATTGATTGTCGGATTAAAGTCATAGCGTCATTAATGTTTTGGAAGAGGGACCCTCCAACGCTGCCTCCAAAAGTTGGGTTCATAACTCGTTCGTTTAAGTTAGTCATTACAGCAAGGAGCACACGATCTTGATAAATCTTGGCTTCAGTTGTTGCGTAGTTAATTCCGCCAACTTCATTGATTGAAAACGGAAGCGCTATCGCTTTACTAGTCATTTAAAACTCCTACCCATACTGGAAAATTGGCATCTCCCGCAACAAACATAACCCACACAGGTTGGTTGACTTCTGGAATTGCGTTAGAAGTTACAGGAGAGCATGGCAAAGCCCAGGTAGTAACCGCGGTTTCTCCAAATAGTTGAGGAACTCTAAGTGTTATACGGTTTCTGTTATCTGGGTCAAGGTTGTCTACGCAAAACCCTAAATATAGCCCATAGTGCTTTTCCATTACCCCTCCATTCTTTTTATAGCTAATTTGTTTACAATAGCCACAGGCCTTTTAACTACAGGTATTAATATATCTAATGATTTTGTAAGGGTAACCCAAGTGCTAGGAACGCCTGCTCTGACGTTATTATTTACATTGGCTCTGTTTTCTATAGTTCCAAAACTACCTTTATTTGTAGCGTCTCCTACTTTCATTTTTGTATTTAATGCTGTTACAGGTTTAACTTTTGTTTGTTTTACATTTGGTATTACAGTTCTTTTTGGATACTTTGAAGGAGAATTTACAGTTTTGCTATCTATCCATACGTCAGATGAGCCTAAAGAATCTGCTCCAAGATGCAAAACAGTTGTATATTGAAAAACATTTCTATTTTTTTCAATAATTTTATGTTCTGTTTCTAAAACTATCCAGTATCCAGAATAAGGGGCGCCAACACCTTCTACATATATTGGCATATCTGGTCGAAGTTCAGGAGAACCAATTACCTCTGCAGTTGCCCTATATGGAAAATGGGCTCTATTTTCGGCAGCTTCAGCTTCATATTTAGCTACCTCTGGGGTTTGAGCAACAATATCTGTAGCAAACAAATCAAAGAATTCTATTTGTTTTTTAGTTCTAGTTGTTTTATTTCTAACTTGCTGGGTTACAGACATTGGAACTTGGCCTAAAACATCAACGCCAGATACTGCAATAGCTGCTTTTGTTCCTTCTGCGTACGGCATAGACTCACTTATTGTTGGAGTAAACGAGTACAAGCTAGACCCATCAGGGTGTGACGCTGACCGTAATACAAATTTAGGTGCTTCTGTTCTGTATTTAGTATAGTCTTCAAGAATTGGTTGAAAATACAATTCTGTGTTCTCTGTTCTTAAAGAGTATCCGCATTGTTTTGCAAGATTTACCATAAATTCCCAGTCGGATAGTCCTGCCTGAGAAACTTGGGGAAATACACGAGGGTAAGCGACCGCATAGCAGGCCATATTATAAGAAGTCGCTATCTCTTTAATTATCTGATCAGCTGTTGTTTCTTTGTATATTCGTTGCCGTCTTTGTTTCATTGGAAACGACCCACCAACAATAGTAACTTCTGTAAAGTTTTTGCCTGGAGTTCTATCGACGCTTAGATGGTGCACATAGCCATAAAAGTTTCTTTTACCTACCCCAGTGCTTGAAATTACCATTCTTACAGGCGATCCAGGAGATATTGAATCATACTCAGCTCCCCAGTCTTTAAACTCAATTACGGCAATTTCGTGGTGATACCGTTTTTGAGTAATAGTGGCTTTGTAAATTGTTTTTGGAGACACTTTAGCGTCTGGAAACTCAATAGATATAAATTTAAACATTAGGTATCCGCAACACAGTGCCTGGGGTTATATTATTAATATCTTCAATGTGCGGGTTGTATTCTGGAATTACCCACCAGTATTCAGAACGTTTATAATATTTATAAGAAATTTGGTCTAGCCGCTCCCCTTGCACATAAACATGTTCCCAAAAGTTAACTAAACCTAAACTAGAAAATGAGTAAAGAACAAGTGGTTTTTCTATGTAAGGCGCTTTAGTTGCCACATAATCAATTGTTGAATACTCATAGCGAGATCCTTTATAAATAGCCATAGGTTACGCCTCATTTCCTGAACCAGAGAAACATTCAATGTTTAGTGAGACGGTTGTTCTAATTGGAATCATGTTTTCAGTAAAATCTGTATGATTGATGCCAATGTTGGTAATCCAACCAACATAGTTTAAACTGTCAAGAGTTGGCCCAAGTTGAATACCCATTAGGGTTGGCATGAGGAAACCAATGTTTGCAGTTTTCTTACCTAAAAGGTTTTTCCATGGATACCCGCCATTAATAGCTTTAAACAAATACTCTAAATCAGCCATTGTGCCTTGATCCATTAAATTTTGTATTTTTTCTGCAATAGTAGGGTTAGCCGATTGCACAGGGTACCCATTACCAGTGTAATACGAAGAAAACGCAGTATAGTCGTTAATACGATCCCCTTGAATAGATGTAAAAAGGTTTGGATCATTAGGATTTTTTACACCATAGTTAAGGCCCAACAGTTGTCCACTAGCTTTAATACAAGCAAAGTCGTTTACTCTATCTAACATTATGTTTAAAGATACGGTCTCTTGTCCAGGAAACGCGCCAGCAACAACTTTTAATGTGTCAGCTTGGTTTGGTGTAATTTCCATGTTTCGTACAACGCTTGTGCTAATGGTCGTAGGGTTCCAAAGAAATTGAAAAGCATAGTCGTTGTCTACTTGAGTATTTGGAGTATCGGAAGAGCCTTCTACAGCTGTTCCACCTGCTAACTTTCTAAGGCCTTCTGCAGTTAATTCAGCAGTGTCGCGCACACCCGCCCAAAACCAAATACGCCCACGACGAAGGCCATGAAAAGAATCATATTCGTTAGATCCTACAAATTCGGGATCCATAGTTGTAGGCCTTACAGGCAAACTCCATTTGTGTGGTGGCAGGTTCCATTTGTAATTAGCGGTAGGCTGCGAGACTCCAACATTTTTTGTTACAGGTCCTGAAGCTGTGTTTACTTCTTTAGATGTTGCTTCTAAGAGTTTTGCATAAGTTTCTACGTAAGCGTCATATTGGCGGTCATTTAACGCTGGGTCAATTAAGGCACCTTTAGGAAGGCCTAAAGCAATACGTCTAGCTTCGTTTTGCAAAGTTACATTAACTGTTGCGGCCGCGGTTGTTCCTACGTACGAACTTTCGTCGTGGATCATATTTGCTAAATACATTATTGACTACTCACCCCTTCTCCTGTTTTAAGCTTTTCAAACCAGCCCTTAAACGTGCTTTCAAGAGTTTTAGGGTCCCCGCCTAGAACGTTCATATTAAATGTAACTCCGCCGTAGTTGTTGGTTATTGCGCTACCAAGCGTTGAAGCAAGGCCTGCTCCAGCAGCGCCGCCACCCATAAGACCTGCAAGGCTAATATTTCCAATTTCGCCAGTTTTTAAATATTGTTTATAAGAGTCACTAACATCTTTACCTAAGTACTGAGTAATTGCTGCAATGCCCTTTTCATCCAGAACTGCGCTGTCTGTATCTGCCGATGAAGAAGAAGAAGAAGAAGAAGAAGAAGATGAGGAGGAAGTACTAC